AGTATTCCTCAACGGCTGCGAATAATACCGACATCGCAGGCATCAATATCGCTGAAGGATGTGCACCTAGTGGTATCAATAACGCTATCCGTGAGCTTATGGCTCAGTTGAAGGATATGCAGTCAGGTACTGATGGAGATAACTTTACCGTAGGCGGTAATTTAATCGTTACAGGTACTGCTACTGGCACTACGCCTAGTACATCTGACGATAGCACTAAGTTCGCTACGACTGCGTTTGTTAAGGATGTGGCTTTACCTGACACTTCTGGTAACGGCATAGTTGCTCGTACAGGAGCTTTGACCGTAACAAACAGAACTATTACTGCTGGAACTGGGATTACGGTTACTAATGGTGATGGCGTATCTGGCAACCCTACGATTGCAAACTCTGGCGTTACTAGCGTAAACGGCTCTACAGGCGCAGTAACTGTTGGTATTGGTGTTGGGCAAACTTGGCAAGATGTTGCTTCAAGCCGAGCTATAGACACGACATATACGAACTCAACAGGTAAGCCTATTATGGTTTCTGTTAGTTGTGTGCGATCAAGTTCTTCTAGTTCTTCGGCTATTAGATTTAATATAAACGGCTCACCAATAGCGCAAAGAAGTACATCAGAAAGTAATGGAACTATATGGAACGCCGTTGCTAACGGTGTAGATGTCATTGTTCCAGATGGCGCAACATATTCTGTAACAACTCTTGTTTCAGCCAGCACAATCGTTTATTGGTATGAACTGAGATAACAAATCTTAAAAATTTTACGAGTCAGTAATGGAAAACTTATTCTCTCAAATCGTCGTAGGCATTGGTGGTCTAGGTGCTGGTGCTTGGGCTATGTACCAAAAGATTCAGGCCGATAACCGGAACAATAAGTCTGCTGAGATAACTGATGCTGCTTGGCATCAGGTTATTGCTACCTTGCGTGAAGAAGTCGAACGTATGTCAGAACGTCTTGCCAAGGTAGAAGAACAGAACCGTAAATGCGAGGAGCATAACGAGGAATTGCGTCGTGAGTTGAGCGATATAAAGATGCGTCTCCATGTAGAGTGATTGACCCGATAACCATTGCTGCGGCTTATAAAGCCTGTACTACAGCAATTGATCTCGCTAAAAAAGGCGTAGACCTTTACAAGCAGATTAAGAGTACTAGCGGAGATGTTAGCGACGTACTGAAAGACCTACGAGAGCAATACAACAGGATCACGAATCCGAGTAAAGAACAGACAAAACAATTTCAAGAAGAAACAAAAAGGGTTCAGGAAGTAGCCAAGGCAGTACCAGATGATGTGCTTAACGATATTTGGTCGAATCTAGGTACGTTTATCGACCAGTACGAGGCTCTGGTAAAGATTTATGTTCAGAGTGAAGCAGCGTCTAAAGAGGTCTATAAAGGTGACTTATCGCTAGGTCGCAGAGCATTAGAGAGGATTAGGCTGGAATCCAAACTTAACGAAATGCTAGCTCAAGTACGCGAACAGATGGTGTTTAATACACCGCAAGAGCTTGGCTCAGTTTGGAGCCGTTTCGAGAAGGCATGGGCTGACATCCAGAACGAGCAAGCAGATGCTCTGGCGATAGAGACTAGAAAGATTCAAGCGGCTCGATGGCAACGAAGGCAACAGATAAATCGGGTAAAAAGTCAGCTGGCATGGATTGGGGCAGTCGTTCTTACAATTCTATGGGCAATAATGCTAATGGTGCTGATAGTAAGAAGCGAGACGATGAGAACATCCCTTGGACATTATTGATTACTGTCATGGCGGTGTTATTAACCTTCTTTATCGTAATGCCTATTATCGGATTTATGCTCTGGGATTTACATATAGCGACTCAGGCTGCTGTCCATGAAGTTAGAAAGATGAAAGAGTTACGGCGAGACATACTGATAGAGAGGATGTATCGTGATTGATCGCAAGGCTTGGAGAAAGTTTATCCCTCACTCAAAGTACCCGGATCAATGGTACGACGCACTATTCAGTTCTCAGACTGAGCTAGGTGGCAAGTCTCTCCTAGAAGAATACGAGATTACGACTCCTAACCGTATAGCGTCATTCCTAGCCCAATGTCACCATGAATCAGGTGGATTCGTGTGGCTAACTGAGACCCTGAACTACTCTGCTCAAGGTCTCCTCACGGTATTCCCTAAGTATTTCCAGACCGACTCACAGGCTAAGGCTTACGCTAAACAGCCGGATAAGATCGCCAATTACGTCTATGCGAATCGTATGGGTAACGGTGATGAGGCTAGCCAAGAGGGGAGCGTCTACAAGGGCAGAGGATTAATCCAGCTGACCGGCAAGGATAACTATTTTTGGTTCGCTGCTAGCCTAGAGATGACTCCGCAAGAAGCTGCTGAATATATGCAGACGTTCGAAGGAGCAGCCCAGTCTGCTTGCTGGTTTTGGTCGGAAAATAAGCTGAATAGATTCGCGGACGCTACAGACCTACGGGGTATGACTCGTGTGATTAATGGCGGTTACAAGGGCATGGAAGATCGGGAGATTCAGTATGCGAACGCTTTGGCTGTTGTTCATTCTTAGTCTCGTAGGGTGTGAGGATAGGTTCCGTTATCCCTGTCAAGATAACAAGAACTGGAATAAACCTGAGTGTCAGCGTCCTACCTGTGCTGTAACTGGGACTTGTCCTGACCAGCTAGTACCTGCTGCGGATTTTAAGCCGGAGGAAAAATGAAGTGGACTCCTGACCAGATTGACTCGATCATCAAGCTAGTTATCGGTACGACGTTCTGTGCTGTTCTGCTAATGATGTCTAGCCTAGCGATGTATTCGGTAGTCTTTGTGACTCAGCCGATGAATTCCATTGCACCAGCGGATAAACAGTTCTTTATGTTGCTGTCAGATATGTCTAAGTACATACTTGGGGCTTTAGCGACATTGCTTGCCATTAAAGGCAAAGATGGGGTTGCTAAGTTGATCGATCCACCACCCGGAGTCTCTAAGGCGAGTGATTGGACTGATCCACCTAAAGCACCACCACCGTCACCTACACAGGCTCCTGTACGCATGGAGCCGACGATAGCACCGATTAGTTCTGCACCAACGGCAGGTTATAACGGTAAAGCAGCCCCTGAACAACCACCACACCCGGAGATAACATGATTGCATTACGCATGGTTGGAACTGTGTTTCTTAGTCTATTTCTTGTGTTTAACATTCACGCAGGAGAGACTAAAAAAGTCTGCAATGCCCAAAAAGACAAGAAGGGTAAGGAAGTTCAGGTCTGTCGTGAGGTCAAGGTACACAAGAAACTTGATGCCACGAAAGTACCGCCGAAATGAACCCCTACGTCATCATTGGCGTTGTTTTCGCAATCGGTGCAGCCGGAGCAGGAGGCTTATACCAAGGCCACAAGCTAGGTAAGGCTGAGGTTCAACAGGCATGGGATAAAGAGAAGGCTGCACAATACGCAGAGTACGCCAAGGGACAAGAAGAAGCCCGTAGGAGAGAGCAAGAGCTACCGTAAGTCCCGTTCCGAAGCAGATTCCCTGTCCAGTTCCTCCGGTACTAGACAGACATCCTGTAGCGGAAAAGAGCTTTACCGAGAGGATGGGCAATTTCTTGTCAGGATCGCTGGAGAGGCCGACGAACTCAGAACAGCCCTCAAGCAATGCTACACCCAGTACGAAGCCCTAAGAAAGTGACTCTGAGGCTTGCGTAGCGATCTCTGAAGCCGTTTTTATCATCTGGTCATAGGTCTGACCACTACCCCTAGCAATTAAGCCTCCTAGAGCCGCTGCGAAGAACAGTCTCCAATCGTAGTTCTGGGGGGTAAATTGGACTGTTTCAGGTGGGTTCCATTTAGGATCATCAGGATTCTTTCTAGGTCTGCCCATTACGTTCCTCTTGTACTTGAATTAGTTGAAATTTGTTGCGTATTGTTTGTGGTAACGATGGTCTTAGGTCTGGCGGTAGCAAAACATCAATTTGTTTTGACCCGTTAATAAATGCAATATTGGCAACTACATTTACTAAATCTTGCTCTGATTTATTCATGGCAATTGAAAAAGTCGTTTAACGTGGGCTGATGGAGTGGGTTTACCAGATAGGTTCCTGTAGATACTTGGGGATTTCTTATCAAGACAAGATTTACATATCCAGCGGTTAGTGCATTTAGAACGCCTAAATATCCCACCTTCCTCATCCCTAGTAGCTTGGCAACTTGTACAAAATCTAGTCATAGTCTACGCTGGCAGGTAAAGGCTTGGATGTCTACGCGAAATGCCCCTGCAAACTTACAATCAGAGGCTATCCGAGATTCTGTTTGAATCCCACCAACGTACCAGCCGATAACGCATAACAAGATGGCAACGATAGACTTAGCCCACCAGTCAAGCACCATATCAACTGCTTTAGATAGATCATTCATCTTTAACGAATACTCCTTCTTTGTTTAGGAAGCCCTTGCGATCCTTGATCTGCTCGTAGGCTGACTGGAAGCATTGTTTTAGATCGACATCTTCAATAGCAGCAACCATAGTAAGGCATACAAGAACGTCCCCAAGTCCATCGATAATTCCGTCACGGTCTCGCTTGGTAATCGCATCGGCTAACTCTCCCATCTCAGAAAAAGCCTTCAATAGCTGCGTCTTAGCGTCAGAGTTCTGAATAATCCCTCGATCAGTACCCCATCTAATTACTTCAAGTTCAGTTATGGTAAAACTGCTCATAGGAAGCTCTCAATCTCAACGATAGGCATATTGAAAGCCTTGTGAATGGCTATCTTAGTCTCTGCCGATACGCCATTGTGACCGTTACGAATCTTGCTAATCGTAGGCATGGATACGCCTATCTTTAGGGCTAGTTGACGGTCGTTCTTGATCTTGTGTGTTTCTTTCAAATAGTCCAACAGTTTCATTTTCTCTCCTGAGTTAATGCCCGTCTTTCCGGGCTGTCATCATGCGTGTTTGGGCTACCCATGCAGACGGAAGGTAGCTATTCCGTGTGGCTCGGCCTATTACGACCCAAGATGCTGCACTCATCACCAACACGACTGAGGACTGAATCCAGAGAGGTGGCTCAACGCCGTCCGGACGGCAATCATCAATCCTCATGCGTCTTGATCCCCGTCTTTCCGGGGTGTCTGCATACTCACATAGAAGGGGAGACAAGCGTAAAGGAGCTATGCGTATGCTGCGTAGGTTACGCGCCACCTATCGCTAGGCTTAAGGGTGAGGTACTCGCTTCACCAGTTCTATCCTTGACGATTTATTAATCGAAAAGCTGGCATCCGCTTTCCCTCGTAGATCAATAGCAGCTCGTATTACACGAGGCTCCATAACAGCAAGTTGTACAAGTTACACATCGACCAGCATCACAGTATGTGTGATAGGTACAGGTAGCGTAAACAAATGGTGCGGTAACTGCTAACCAAAGTGCGACTAGGTATTTCATAGTTTCTCCTCAGAAAGGCGCATCGGTAAGATCATCGTCCTGAAACTCGACCTTCTTTGCTGGTTTCTTAGTGTCTTTCTCCTTAACCGCTAGAGAGAAAAACTTACCGTTCTTGCCTTCCTTAAGCCAGCCAGAAAGCCAGTAATCCTTGCCATCGATGTTGATCGTGCCGCTATAGTCCGGGTGCTTGTCAGACTGTTTGTTAGTGTTGCGACCCAACATACCGCGATTAGTGTTGTCGTATTCCATGATTATCCTTTAGTAAATTTCTTGATTGCTGATCGTTGCTTGCTATCCAACAGAGACCAGAGTGCAGTCTTCCAATCTGCATCTAGTCCTAGAGAATTGATGTACTCCACAGCGTCTGCTACCTGATCCTTGTGAATCATTAGGATGATGTCTGCTGCGTAGCTACGAATCTCGTCTTGCGATTCTGAGTCAAGATCGTCGAATACGGACTTAGTAATCGGCTTTGATGACTTAGGTTCGTCTGATCCTGTGGTAGCGTCTAGTGCGTCATGCTCACAGATTGCCAGAGCCATTACCAGCAGATACCGAGTAATGTAGGTAATCGACGCACCTAGATTCTGTACTTCATGGCATCCCTTGAGTTGAGCAGAAGCCATAGGACAGCTGAACTTAGTGCATCCACCGTTGACCGTATCAATGACTCGCATAGTCGCTAGTTCGCTGGTGAACTCTAGCGTATGGCACAAGCCTAGTTCAGCGAATATCGAGTTGACTGTAGGCAGGAAGTCTGTAAGTTCAAAGTACCGATAACCTGCGAACTTATTGTGTCCTGACTTCTTGAGTTCTACGTTCTGGAGCTTAACTCTGGCTTCCTGTAGCTTTTGGTAGACGAGCCATTGCTGCTGTTCTTCTTGTTCCTGTTGACGGTTATCCATTATTTATCCTTTAGCGAATTTCTTATTGAAGATGATATTGTTAGGTTGTGCTTTCTCATTAGTTTGTATCTTTGCAGCCTCCTTTTGCTCTTTGCGAATGCGGTCAAAAGTTTTACGAATGTTTGTTTTGCCAGACGGGACATATTTAAATGAAGGGTCTAGGATTGATGTCATAGGCTGTCCAAGAGTAACGATAGGAGGAGCAACAGAAAGATGACTTTACCAGAATGGCGGTCAATGAAGTCAGCTAGCTTATCGTCTGCTCTGAATAGTTTGTTCATGCTTCTTTCCCCTTAAAGTAGTTTTCTGCTTCCCGGTCTTTGTGTTCCTGATACAACCTGTCCTGATGCTCAAAATACCTATCATCGTCAGTCTCATCGTATGCCGGTAAGTTTTTAGCCTTAACGGTACGGTTAATCATTCCGATAATGAACCGTTGCAGATTGTCACGGAGTTGGATAGGATTTTGATGATGCTGCGACCAAACCCATAACATCTGTGAAAACTCCTCGCCAATATCTGCGGCTGTCATGTGGCAAAGTACATCGTCAGGATGTCCATCCAGTAGCTCGTAAAGTAGAAACTGCTCGAATTCTTGTGCGTTCATATTTATCCCCTAGTAGTTACCGCCACGAAATAGTGCCACAGATTAATAGGTAAGTGCAAATATATTTCTATAAGTAAACCAAATCCCATAGGAACATTCTATTACCAACCGTCAACATTATGAGACAATGAAATACGAGAAAACATTACAAAAACTGAAAGAAACTCAGCCTAAGCTCGATAAGTACCCAGAGCCTAGAAAGACAACACCTAGAGGACAGCCAGTTGAAAGAAGAACCTTCAAAATCCTTAGCAGCAACGTCAAGCGACAAAACTGGAACGACTAAGCAATACCACCACGGCCTACGTTATTGCGCTGGATGTAAGAAGTCCAGATCGTCGGCGCAGTTTAAGGAACATAATGTTTGTAAGATTTGTCAGTTAAGAGAGGTTAAGGTATAGTTTAAGCAGTAGTACACGCTTGGAGGCGTGTTTTGAGTAAGCCTTAGATGAGACTCTGCTGGTACTCACCAGTCCTCCAACGCCCAACTTTGGGTGAGAGTCTCACCTAGGGCTTTTTTTATTGGAAAAAGCTATGTTGAAATTTAGAGCAACAGATGATTTAGAGGCCTACATTAGTGATGTTGGTTGCCTTGTTCTGAAGCAAAATTCGTTTATTGAAGGCAAGGAAATTACAATAATAATAACTCCAGAACAGGCCTATGAAGTCGCTCAATTAGTCTTAGATTTTCACGAAGAAATGTGCAATTCGTGGATGGGTGGGTTGAATAAGGAGAGTGACGATGAGTAATCTCCTTATCAATGAGTACCCATTGGTTGTTCTGCCATCGTTGGCGGTCAAATATGGGCTTAATGAGGCCATCGTAATCCAGCAAATTCAGTACTGGTCTCGCAAATTAGACGTTAGTGATGACGGTTTTGCTTGGGTATATAACACGATCCCAGAGTGGAAAAAACAATTCCCATTTTGGTCTGAGAGGACTATTTTTTCTATCCTAAAAAGCCTCCGTGAGGCTGGCATTTTGATCGCTGAAAAGAGAAGTAAAAGTCCTTGGGATCACACTTTGTACTACCGTTTGAACCATGAAATCCTTGACCATACGATCTCGCAAACTTTGCAAGATCGACCTAGAAAGTCTTGCGATAACACTGTAAATACAGAGACTACCAAAGACTACTTCACCGAGTTCTGGTCAGCCTATCCTAAGCGAGTAGCAAAAGAAGATGCTAGGAAGGCATTATCAAAAATAAAACTTACCGATGATCTGTTTGCAAAGATGCTGCAAGCCATCAAGGATCAAGGTTTAGCGTCAATGGACAAGCAATTTGTCCCATTCCCGGCAACTTGGCTGAACAAAAAGCGATGGGAAGACGAAATCACCAAACCTAACGTCAATGTTTCTATGGGGAGACGAGTTCTATGATTGGCGATTTACTAAACAAGCTGGAAAAGGTTAAAGGCTCAAAAGGTCGTTGGGTAGCTTGCTGTCCTGCTCACGTTGACAGATCACCAAGCCTTGCCATAACGGAAACTGACGATGGTCGAATCCTGCTCAAGTGCTTTGCCGGATGTAGTGCCTACGAAATTGTAAAAGCCGTAGGAATGGACTTGACAGACCTATTTCCTAACGACAACAATCTAAGTTCCCTTAAGGAAAAACATTTTAATAAAGCAGTACGCAGACCGTTTTACGCATCAGACCTGCTGAAAATAATCCAATTTGAGGCACTTCTAACGTCCGTAGCGGCGTTTGATTTGAGTCATGGTAGGCAGGTATCGGAAGTAGACAGAAAACGGCTTAAAACGGCTGTATCCAGAATCAACGAAGCCGTTAGTTACATTAACTAGGGGAAACTATGACGATTGAACTAGCGAGAGGAGAGGCTGAGGAACTGCTGAATATTTTACGGATGGTGTACTCAAATCACGAACTAACGAAGATCATCAGTAATCGGCTAGCGGGAGATGTGCTGATTGAGTTCCCACCTGAGCCTGTAGAGGAAAAGCCTGTTGCAGAGTGGAAAGAACTGTCTACCGCAGAGATTAAAGCACTCTGGAACGTAACAAAGAAACCTAGTGAATTTGCCAGTTTACTGCTGGCTAAAGTTAAGGAGAAGAACTATGAATGACGGTTACTACTGCGTTGTTTGCGGCAGGTTCCTGCTTGAAGAAGATGGTGTGATCGTGCATGACGATGTGCCGCACCCTTTAGATATGGACTTTGGAGATGAGGAGAAGCCGCAATGAGTGGAAATCATAATAAATACCAAAAATCAATACAGAAAATTGCTCAAGAACCTGATTACGAAAAGCGTTTATCACTAGCGGCAGAGTCAATGGGAGAGAATGTACTCTCAATGATTAAGCACATCTTACGAAAGCATGATGCAGCAATTATTGAGGCTTCCTTTGAAGCTATTGAGGCAGCAGTTAAAGAAGAAAGACGATCCATCATTCGAGTGCTAGAAGGTGGAATAGTCGAAAAAGAACACGTTGAATATCCGATGAACGCAGCATTGGATTGGGCGATTGCAGCCATTGAGGAGAGGGGTATATGAACCCTATTGCGTGGATAAAGATTCGAGAGCTATCGTATATGCAAGCCGTTCAAGAGCAAGGTGCAACCGAGTGGAAAACCAATCTTGGCCTGAATCCTGAGCCAGATGACGAGGGTTTGTACACAGAGACGCAGGTGCAGAAGATGTGGGAGAGTTTCGAGCAGTCCGTTACTGACCCAGAAAACCAACCAAGCCAGTACGGTACGGTGCTGATGAAAGAATGGCAGGGGCTGACGGATGAGGAGAAGTCAGAGATTTACAACAGGAACTACAACCTGTACGCACATGATATGCACATCGGCGATTTCTTTCTGATTCAACAAGCCATCGAAGCAAAACTAAAGGAGAAGAACAATGAGTCTTGAGGCGAGAGCGATAGAACTAGACGAGGCTAGGAAGGCTCGAATCCTAAAGTCGGAGAGTATTGACGTTGAGAAGTATCTACATTCCAACGACGTAACGATACGGGTCAAGAAGGCCTCTGACTGGTTAGATTCCATCAAAAAGGCTTACCTATCGGAAACGGTAGAAAAGAAAGTCGTTATGCCTTGGCCTAAGACACATGATTCTTTTGCCTATCGTGAGGGTGAAGTAACTGTCTACGCGGGTTCTAACGGTGGCGGTAAGTCGCTTATCACGGGTCAGATAGCGTTGAGTCTGGTCAAGCAGGGTCAGTCGGTCTGCATAGCATCGTTTGAGATGAAGCCTGAACGGACGCTACAGAGGATGCTTAGACAGTTTTCCGGGGAATCCTTGGATGATCCGTTGACTAACGACAGGGCAGGATTTATCACGAAGATGGTTGACCGGATGGACAAGTTTCTATCCGACAAGATGTACCTGTACGACCAGCAGGGAACTACATCACCGGAGAAGGTGATTGCTATGTCCAGATACTGCGCCATCGAGCTAGGGGTCAAGCACATCGTTATCGACAGTTTGATGAAGTGCGTCAAGAACGAGGACGATTTCAACGGTCAGAAGTCGTTTATCGACGAGCTAACGGCATTGGCTAGGGATAATAACGTCCAT